TATCGCTCTTCGTCCATGGCAATTTCTTCGCCATGATTTCGTCACCACCAATTCCTTCAGTGTGTGATAATGGTACCACCAATGGGTTCGAGACGGAACACCATGCCTACATCCCTTTCAGTGAGCGTGCTTACATCTCCTGGGGCAAGTGCGGGATAAATGGGGTTTGCTTATTGAACCTTTTGGTCTTTTACTCTTTCTTTCCTTCCACTTTTGCAGTTAGAATGGCACTATCCAAATCAACGTGTTCGCTCGTTAGCGAATCTGATACGGAGTTTGTGGAGAGGGAGAAGGTCGAATCCGACATTGCGTACTTGATGGGACGGACCATTGACCGGTCCGAAACGTCAAACAGACGCACCAAAGTGACAGCGAAGACAGTTAAGAAAATGGCTCACGTGCAGGCCATTGAATCTAAGCTCGCGTCACTGGAGAAGTCCAAGGTGGCCAAGGCTCAGATGGTTGTTGAGAAGCCTGAGCGTTTGAAAGCCTTGCCACTCGAGTTGAACGATATGGACGGCGATATGGGGGCGGCCCAGGTGGAGGCTCAGAAGAGAAGGCAGCAGCGAAGCACAATGGTTGCGAAGGTCAAACGCAGCCAAGCTGTCTGCAAACGAGTTCCCATCATCCGTATTCCGGCGAGAGTGGTCGCCGCCGCAGCCCACGTCAAGACGAAGAGTCAGGAGAAGCGCGACATTAAGAGGATTGAGTACTTCAAGCCGGCGCTATCTCTTGCCGACGTGGCTTTTATGCCGCCCAAAAAGAAGAAGGAGGGTGTCAAGAAGTTCGACCAGATCGTGCAAGCGATGGACGACAAGGAGCAGAGGTTGCTGTCAGTGATACACGATAGGGATGCTGCCCTCATGTTGGATTACACGTCACTGTCAGTAAAGGCGAAATCTCAGCCCTTGGATAAGAGTGAGAAAGAGAAGTTCTCAGATCTCACGCGGCTCTTGCAGGCCCATAAGATGCTCCCCCATGTCAGACACCGCACGAGGGGAAGGCGCAGCAATTCCATGCCGTACAAAATCGACCTCACTGCTGAAGGGCGCGGGATTGAGCCAAACCCCGGGCCGTCGACGGCCAAGGAAAGGCGATCGCTTTTTGAAGCAATGTATGGTTTCGAGGTATTGCCCGAGACGCACGGTTTTGACGCGATTTTTGGTCGTCGCTGTACAAGACAGTTCCCGCACCAGATGGATCTGGCTGGAGTCACCACACCCATGCTGCCTTTCAAGAAGGCTTTTGGTTTGGTGCCTACCACGACGAGAGATCGTTTGAAGCGGAAAGTTCAGACCAATGGGAGACCGTGCCAGGGAGGGCAGGATGAGATTGTGAAGACAAGTGGTGAGGCGAAAAATCCGGGTCCCGGACCCGATCGATACCTCGTCTTGTCTGAGCCTTGGCTTTTCAGTAAGTTCGAGGCTCAGTCGAAGTTCAGTTTCAAGAATTGGAAACACCACACCAACGCGGTGAAGTGCTGTCGGGAGGCGCTTAGCTGTGCTAATGCTGGTGTTCGCGTTGAGATTTTCGTCCAAGACATGAAGGACAAGGACTTCGCTCGGAGTTCTAAACAAACTGGTTTGCTTGGGATTGCTCAGTTGTCGGATATTGAGATATACCCCCAACGCAAGCCTGAAGACGTCTTGGAGATGATGCTACGCGTTGATCAGATGCGCGGGGAGAAAAGATATGTTGAGCGAGCACCAGTTGGTGGCTCCAAACCATCTCGAGGTCCGCCTAGTCCTAAGTGCGGAGCCCCAACCCTGCGCGTGACTGTTCACAATCCGCCGATTTCTCAAACTGGGCCTGATTGTTGTTCCTGTGAGCCCGCGTCGGGATTGTCAGATTCTGCCTCTGATGTCTCGGCCCAAGATGACTCAAGCGCAACAGCGGACGAGGTTGTGCGCGAATCGCCCCATATTATTTTCATTACGCAAGATTGTGAAGGGTCAGGATTCCACCACACGTCGAGTGATGGACTGGAGTTCAAATTTGACTTTCAAGACCCTTGTGTCCCATGTGATTGTGTGGACGAGGCTGATGACGGTGAAGATGAACTAGCAGCCTACGAAACCACACCAATTCATGATGGGCATGCGATAGAAGAAGAATTGGAATGGCAACACTCCTACATGTGGCAATCAGGAACCATGTCCTCGAACGGCCATTCCGATTTCCTGCTCCTTGCAGAGCGAAACAGCAGTGCGAAAATGCTAGCCAAGCGCTATGGTTATGGCCTTGGGCGGGCTTTAGTACTTGCCGTCTGTTTCGCTCTCCCTGGTGGTTGTTTGATAGCCGCAGCAGACCGGGCGATTAATCATGGAGGCCCCCGGCCAGTCAACAACCCAAGTCCGTTGCCACTATTTGTCAACCCGAATTTGACAAAGGCCCAAATGTTCCACTTTGGCTTCGATTGCTGTGGGCAACCCGTCGATGTATTCATTGGCAATTACCAAGAACAAGGACTGATGCAGAAGTTGCAGCAGCCATTCCCTGTGATTGTTTACAATTACAAGAAACATGCCAGTGATTCGACTAGCCTCAACTATCCGCAGATTCAACATGTAAATTTTTACAATGTTGGGGCTACCACAACTTGTGATAAAGTGGAAGATCCTGACGACATCTTTCCGCCCTGCTGTGTTGTGATGAGCAAGAACAGTATGGCATCAGCCATCACTGAGAACGGCAGTTACAAGATCGGAGTCACAACTGGGACTGAGTGGGTGACAGAAACTGCGATCCGACGGGCTAATGCGGATGCCCGGGGGTCACTACGCCGGTGGTGGGATAAGTTCAGGGCCTTCTGGCACATTCGGCCCTGGACGCGAGTCTGCTGGTGGTGGTACGGATGGGCTCAGCCCAATCACAGCCACATACAAGTCATCGATACTGGGAACATGACCAATTTGAGTCTTATGCCACGCGAGTGTGGCACTGATTTTGAAGCTGGCCATTGTGGGGACCATGAGTGCCGCGCTGCGCTTGTGGCCACTCTGGCTGCACAAATCGATGATCCCAAGGACGTTGCAACCAACAGCAGATTGATCACCAACGCGGTGTTTACCGGGGTCAAGGTGTACAACGTGGCAGTGGGGAAGGCCCACTCGATCGCCAATCAAGCATACCGGGATGCCTTGCGCCTTAAAACCTCAGTGGCCACTTTGGCCACTGCAGGTATAGAATTATGAATACCCCGTCACAAACCGAACGCCAGGCTATGCAAGACCACTAAGGATCTCATTGAAGGCCCTAAAGAGAAAAGGTCTCTTGGCCGAATCCTTAGTGTAGCCAACCACGTCAAAGTTCATGGGTTCAGGTTTGAATCAGAAGTGGTCAGGGTACCGAGTTACATTGGGAAGCAACACTTTAACATGGGAAGATACACAAGGTTGGGTAATGCTTGCCAACTTTGTCCTGCCGTTTTGAATGTGTTCGTGTCTCCCCGAGGTCATTCCCTTTGTTACAAATGCTGGAAAAAGCAACTCGGCATGGTAGTCAGGCAGGACTGTGAAGTGACTGTTAATAAGGCCTCAGCTGCTCAGGCTCAGTCATTGTACAAGCATCGGGACGATGGGATGTATATGTTTGGGGCTTGTTTGGGGTCCTTCAAGATGTCTTGTCGGAAAGACTTGCAAAATGAAATTAATGCTGCGTTGATGCGAATCACCAATCCTATGCCAATAGTTAATCAAACGACTTTTGCGGATTTCATCAACCAGGTTCGAAGATTTTTGCCAGTTTTACTGAAAGATTTGGAGGTCAATAAGTTTCCTACATTCTCGGAGTGGAATGCTCCCTTCCCAAAGGGTCGAAGGACAAAGAATGAGAAGTGTTACGAGCGCATGGTTGATAAGAACGGACATTTTATACCCTTTTCGCAGTCGGAATTGCGGAGAGTGGCAAAGCAGTTGCCATTCCTCAAAACCGATAAAGATGCCCATGTGGACATCATAGGCGATAAGGCTGCCCGGTTCATCATGGCCCAAACCGATGAAACTGCTATTACTTTGGGTTTGGTCCTGACCGGTATCAATCAAGCGCTGGAACGTCTTTGGTCTTTCCCCACGTCGAATGTTGTCTTTGCGTGTGGCAAAACACCGTACACATTGTCAAGAAGTTTTCAAGCTGCGAAGAACATCAGTGGCATCAATTTGGACAATGACTACAGCCAATATGATGCAACTCAGCATGTGCAGTTCTGTAACTTACTTGTTGAAATTTATGATTGGATTTTGGTCAATAAGAATCTCGAGCAACTTGATCCAAATCTGATGCATAACTACGGTTTGATAAGACGCCACATTTGCGGAACCACTAGAGCAAGAACTCGCTTTGGTATGCTGCTGGTGGTAAATGGACAGATGAAGTCGGGCCAGGCTGACACCTGCATGGGCAACACTATTAACAATGTGCTGTCCCACTTGTATGCTTTAGCACGGAACAACGGTGTCGAGATGGCCGACATTTACAAGCAGATCTTAATGCATGTATTGGGTGATGACAATTCTACTTCCATTCCAAATGGCATGCGTTTTGATAGGGTGGAGAGAATCATGGTTGAACTCGGACTGCAACCGAAACTCGAGATCAAAAGGTTCGAAGAAGTTAAATTCCTCAACATGATTCCTTATCCTGTGGAAGAAGAAGAAGATGGCACAAATATCCGTATGGCACCATTGGCAGGGAGATTTGCCGAACGACTGTTCTGTAGCGGCACACAACCTCCGAGTTGGAGACTCCAACTTATTGCCTTGGGCTATTGCGTAAACAGTATTGCTGGATTTGTACCGTTCATGGCCGCTATTGTTAAATCGTTGTGGGATGCAGCTGGTTTTACCCCAACGAAGTCTTCCAAGACTGGAAAGCGAGCATCAGGTGACCGTGACTATCAATTCAGTAACGCTGTTAAATCACATCTTGGCTGGTTTCTATCCCAGACTTTTCAAACCGACCAACCTCCAGCTACTGCCAATCGACGTACTGAACTCTTCTTGATGGAGAGGTACCATGTAGATTCCTTTGGTATGCAGGCCATTGTCGCAGCTCTTGAAAATCCCCTTTTATTTCATAGCGACCGATGGATTCAGCACATTATAGACATAGATAGTGTCTGACTGGAACAGCCTTCTTTCTTTTCCTTACGTTCTGGCTTCCTTCTGCTACCTTTCATTGCTTCCTTCAACACATCGAAATGGGTTAAACCCTGG